ACAGGCGTCCCCCTGGAGGCTTTCTCCAACTGCCTGGTCATCTGCGACAATCCCCGCGGTCTGGGTATCCTGGCAACCTGTGCACCGTATGCGCTCTACAAGCGCGGCAACCTGGGAGACTGGGCGCAGTTCTGCCAGATTTTCGGCATGCCCATCCGGGAGTACACCTACTCGGCCGGGGATGAGGCAGCCCGCAAGAGGCTGCTGCAGGACGCCCGTAACCAGGGCGCAAATGCCGTTTATATCCATCCGGAGGGCTCGGGGCTCCAACTGCACGAGGCACAGGGGAAGAGCGGCACAAACGACCTTTACGAGCGTTTTACGGCCAACTGTAACGATGAGATGTCCATCGCCGTGCTGGGAAATACCCTTACCACCAAGTCCGACACCAACGGCACCCAGGCCCTGGGCACCGTACAGGCAAAAGAGCAGCTGAAGATCACCGACGACGACGTGCAGTTCATTCTGGATCTGCTCAATTACGACATGGCCGATATCTTCGCCTCCCTGGGCGTGAACACCGAGGGCGGCGAGTTCGTCCGCGTGGAGCAGAAGTACCAGGACAAACAGGTGCAGATCAACGTGGTGTCCAAACTCAAGGAGATGGGCCTGCCCATGTCCGACGACTACCTGTACAACACCTTCGACGTGGAAAAGCCTGACGACTACGACGCCAGGAAGGCCGAGATGCAGGCCGAGAAGGAAGCTGCTGCAGAGAGGGCCCGGCAGATAGCAGAACAGCTGGATCAGAGGCCCACTAACGAGGAAAAGGCGCGGTTCTTCGACCGGTTCAAGAGTTTTTTCGGCCTGGCCCCGCAGGACGGGGCGTCCAGAGACGAACCTTTGCCCTTCTATTAGACCGGCAGTACCGGTGCACCTGCCCGGTCTGCAGCACCGGTGGAAGCTTCCGTAATGATGCGGCCGAGCTGGGTGTAACATTCAGCCCCAAGGCACTCTCCGAAGGGCTCCGGGCCATCTATGACAAGGAGATAGACGTGCACACGGAGATAGAGACGCACATCTTCGAGGAGACACTGCGCCTGTTCAACCTGGCCGCGGCCAAGGGCCTGGCGGAGAGCATGGACCCGGAGGTGGTTACCGACCGCTTCCTGTATGAACTGCGGACCAACAACGCCGTTTTCTCCGCGTTCCGGACCCACCGGATGCAGAATGACATAGCCACCCAGCTCATTGACAGGCAGACCGGGCAGCTCAAGAGTTTCGACCGCTGGAAGCGCGACATCAAGGAGATGACCGACCACTATGTCCACAGCTGGCTGAAGACGGAGTACGACACGGCCGTCATCCGCGCCCACCAGGCCGCTGACTGGAAGCACTTCATCGATGAGGCCGATGTGTTCCCGAATGTCCGCTGGATGCCCACCACATCAATCACTCCGGATCCGCTGCATGAGCGCTACTGGGCAAAGAAGCTTACCCTGCCAGTGAATCATCCCTTCTGGCAGGAGCACCGCCCCGGCGAGCGCTGGAACTGCAAGTGCACCCTGCAGCAGACCGATGAACCCGTCAACGCCGAAGCCCTGGACGGTTACACCCCGGCTCCCGCCCAGCCCGGCCTGGACAACAACCCGGCGAAAGGAGGGAAATTGTTCTCTGACGACCACCCGTACTACACCGAAGCCTATCCCGGCGCCGATATCGCAGTAAAGGACTCACTTGGAATCAATCCAGGATGGATTCCTGCAGAGACATTGTCCGATGCGGAGGCCTTTGCGTCCCGCTTTGTCAAGGAATTTGGCCTGGACCGTGAATTCAAAGGAAAGGTGTCTTACAAGGGTATAGATCTCTCTATGGCCAACCGGATAAACCATACGCTGGTCGAAGCTTTCGAGCGTTTGGAAATGCCGGAGATTTCCGGAATAAAGGTGGTCAGTGGAAAGTCTGCAAAAGGTAAGAAGATCTTCAAGTCTTCAGATACTGTCGCAGCCTATGACCCAGTGTATAAGGGAATCTATCTCAATGGGGATATCCTGGCCTCTCCGGAGAAATTCAACGCATACATCAAGAAATCCCGGGAAGCCTTTGAGTATGTTCAGAAGAATATTGACAAGGTCCCGCTATCCAAGCGGCCGATGGCCGAACGATACATCAAGGCCGGGCGAGAGCTCGTTGATGACAGCCTGGAAGGAATGATTCTTCACGAGCTGGGACACCATGCCCAGTGGAATGTCGTTTCCACCAAACTGTTCAACGAACTGGGGGAAGACTGGGAGCGCATTGCAGCCAAGATATCCGGATACGCCGGCTTGAATAAGAGCGAGTACATTGCCGAATCCTTCGTCAGTTGGATGAGGGGTGAGAAGCTGATTGATTCCCGTCTGCAAGCCCTGTTTGATGGCAAACTGAAGGATGTACCTATCGGTCTTCCCCCTATCAATGTAAGAGGGAAGAAGCCACTGTTTGCCAAGCCGGATGCACAAAAGTTTCATTACAAGGAAGGCATTGCCGCTGAGATGGAAAAACTTCTATATCTTGAAGGCAGTGCATACTGGAAGCAGCTAAGGGTAATAGCCAAACGGAAAGAATTCAAACGGCTTGAATCAGGCATTTATTCGGCTTTGGGGAATACAGATCCGGACTTCGAAAGGCTTCTGGAAGCCTCAAGAGAGCTTGTTAGTCGTGGATATACCTCTTTCATTTTACCGAATCCTAACGGGATTCCGTCTGCTGATCTTATAATAGTAAGAAAGGGTGTTTATAAAATGTATGATGTGAAAACCATTACAGGGGAGGCCTCTGTAATGAATAGACTCACTGACTCCTTAAAGCAGACGCGGCGAGTCATTCTTAATGAAGCATCAACTTTCGACAGTCGTAAAATGGCACATACGCTTAAATCATTCTTTATTGAAAACCCGGACTTCCTGGAAGTTCTTATCTTTAAAGGAAAAAAAGAAATATCAGTTTCTTCCGAGTGGGCTCATACAAAAAGATTTGAGCGTGAATTCCGTAGGGAGCACGACTCTTAACAAAAAAGAGCGGTCGAAACCACTCTTTTCCGGCGTGAACCGATCAAGGACAACGCCACCACGAAATTTCTCATCTGGTTAGTCACAATGGACGGAACAAAGGTAAAGAAATAATATTTATTTTCAAAATTTTGGTGTGATAATTATGCCTGCACCCGACTTGAACGACATGATCAGGCACGACCTGGAAGATCTCAAGAAGCTTTACCTGCGCACGTTGCCGGTGAAGGTTGGGCGTGCCGTGCGGGATTCCGTGCGGCAGAACTTCCGCAAGGGAAACTTCTACGGGAGTGACAACTGGCAGGCACCGCTGCGCACCACCCTGGGCTTCAATGGCGCCGACGGTCGGCGTGGACCGCTCCTGTCCGGATCCAATCACCTGATGATGAACACCGACTACGAGGCACAGCCCGGGCGGGTCATCATCCGCAATGACGAAGTCTATGCTGCCACCCACAACGAAGGTGAGGAGATAGGTGTGACGCAGCGCATGAAGCGTTTCTTCTGGGCCAAGCACTACGAGCACAAGGAACGGATGGGGCCGACTGCAGCGGAAACGGAGTTCTGGAAGCGCATGGCGCTGAAGAAACCCGGAAGCAGCATCAAGATACCCCGCCGGCACTTCCTGGGGCCCGGAAAGGAGGTGGACGCAATCGTACAGGATGTCATCAACAAAGAACTGCAAGAATTCATTAAAAATCATTCAAATGGAAAAACTACTGGAAAGTCTCATTGACCTTTTCGGGCAGCAGATGCCCGAACTCTCCACCATCGACGAAGACTACGGCCAGCTGGAGATGATTAACCAGGAAGGCCGTGACACCTACCCGCTGACGTTCCCGGCCGTCCTCATCGATGCTCCGGATGTCATGTGGTCCAACATCGGCGGTCTCTCCCAGAAAGGCGACGCCACCGTCCGCGTAAGGCTCATCATCGACTGCTACGACGACACCCACCACGGCTCCGGTACCACCGAACTCATCGCTGAGCGTGCAGCCCTCCGCGCCAAGGTGCACAAGCTGCTGCAGGGCTACCGGATAGAAGGCGTCACCCAGCTCTCCCGCACCAGCTCCCGCTTCTACACCTGGGACCACGGCATCAAGGTCTATGAGCAGACCTACACCGGCGTCGTCACCGAACTAATCCCCCTCGGCACCGTCCCCAAACAAGCCACGCCAAAGGTTACCATAGGCCAGACGCTTAAGTAAACAGCAACCCCCGCGCAGGATCCTGTCGCGGGGGTTGTGTATTAAGGTGCAGCGGGATAACTGAAACCTATGATTAGAATTGACGAATAGCTGCTCTATTTGAAAGATTGGATATACCTTGAATCCCTGCGCGTCTCACGACGGGCTTTTCTGCACCTTGGGGTCTATTTCTTCTCTGTCTCGATGTGATCCGGCATGAAGGACAGCATGTCGGCCGTGATGGAGGGCGCTTTCTTCGGCCGCTTGAGGCCGGCGTTGCGAAGCAGTTCCTCCTCACCGATGCGCTGCATCCTCCGGAGGATGTTCAGGATGGTGGCCTCGGAAAGGAAGAACTCCTCCTCCGACAGCTGCCGGATGGCGTCGTCACTGCGCATACGCTGCACCTCCGTCCAGTAGTAGTACCGGGCGCAGATCTTCCTGTTGCGCTTTGCAATGAGCCTGTTGTTCCTCTTTTGCTTCATCCTGAACACCTCAAATACACCCTATGATTCCGTCATGCCCAGAGGCAGTGCCTCCCAGTCCTTCACCACCTGTGTCTCCGGGTCGATGTTCCGCACCTCACAGCGGATATAGGTCCTGCTGATGGCGGGCCGATAGGCGGCCTCAATGATGCGCACGCCCTCGATGAAGCGCGGGTCTCCGGACTCATCGGCCAGTTTGTGCAGGCGCACCACGCGGGAGGCCTTCAGGGCGCCGTTGGCCGACCGGGCCAGCAGGCTCATCACCATCTTCACCAGCTGCTGGGACCTCTCATCCTGCGCCAGGCTTTCGATGTAGCCCTTCACGATGGCGATGCCCTCTTCCACGGTGTCATCGTAGTTGTCGGTCTCGTACACGCCCACGGTCACGCGCTTGTTGCCGTCCTTGTTGGTGAAGGTATGGGACTTGGGCATGTCCTTCCCGTCGATGTTCAGCAGCTCGCCCTTCAGCTTCTGCAGGGCGGAGAACTCCTCCAGCACCTCTTCCTTCTTACGCTTGATGGCGTCAGACAGGGGCGTCAGCTTCTTGATGGTCTTGTTGATGAAAGCTTCTGCCATGTCGGCATAGCTGCCGCGGAGCGCCTCGATGCGGGCCTCCGCCTCCTTCTTCGCCTGCTCGGCCTTGTAGGCCTGGAAAGCGGCGTACTCCTCGGCGGTCATCTCCACCGCCTGGGTTGCGGGTTTGTTGTTATCCATTGTTACAAAGTTTTAATAATTGTTCTCTTACAGCCTTCCGGCGAAGCAGCTTCCGGACCTTGCGCATGGCCACATCCTCGTTGATGGCCTGGACGTACAGGCAAAGGTCACGTGCATTTACCCTCCGGTTCGCGCCAACCCTTCCGTCAATCGACAGGACCGCTTCCTTCGCAATGGACGCTCTCTTCAGCTCTCCCGTAGTAAGGTCATATTCGAAGAGAATCAGGCCTTTTATCGTCTTTTCTGAGCCGATAAGCCGGTATTCCTTCCGCTGCTCATCCACCAACTCCTGGGCGGCCGTGCGTGTCAGTTCTGGAACAATCTGCTTCATTGAGACAGGCTTTAAATGGTTATCAGCGCCGGCTTCACGGCGCACAGGGTATAACCTCTCCGGCGGAGCTCCTCTGCCAGGACATTGTCCGGAATGGCGGAGAGCACCAGCTGCATGGAGGCGGGGAAGAGCGGGCCTTGAGGCTTTGCCGCGTCGGAACTCTCAGGTGCCACCTCATCGGGTTTCTTCTCATCGGGTGCGGCAGCAGGTTCACGGTGGCGGCGCCCTCCTCGGCGGGGTTTCTCCACCACCTTGCCAGACTCCAGCACCTCTTTAGCGGACATCACCGAAACCTCCGTGGACTCAATGAGGCGGGACAGCTCCACGGCAGGGGCTTCCTCACCTTCGGGGACAGCCTGGCAGTGGCTGTTGATGAAATAAACACGGCCATTCCCGTCCTTAACGTAGGCATGCACGCAGATGGCCTTGCCATCCTTGTCTTTGAACGTCGTATCGACGCCAGATTGTAATTTTTCTCCCATGTGAATAGTGTTTAATTGGTGTTTAATGTGTGTTTTTCCTGTTCATCTCAACGATGTCGTTTATCCTGTCGCGAAGCCCGGATGCCATCTCCAGCCGCTTCACATAGTCGCTCCGCTTCCATATCATGCAGTCGTAGCAGATATCATGGCTGAGCCTGTCGGAAGGAGCCAGGGCTATCCCCAGAATCTCCAGTTCGTCCAGGGTGAGCTCAATTTCAAAAACCTTTTCCATAGTAGTTGTTCAAATAAACTGTCAGTGTACTAAGCAACATGCGTAAGCGGATCTGCTCCTGGCTCACTACCGGAGCACCTCTCCCCATCGTCAGCTCATAGTCCGCCAGAACCGGGTAGATGAGTCTGGCATCCTCTCTGTCAAGTACAACCGCATCCTGGTGCAGTATGTCGCTTCCCTCTATATGTGCCATTTTACCCGCTTTCCCGTCAAGATACTACAGTGGACCGGCCGAACCACGAAATCACCTGTAAAGCCCCGGCAGGAGGCTCTGCAGGCTTCTCTTCCAAGGACTTCAAGCCGCCCTTCCTCTCGATGGCCTCCAGTTTCCGCACCAGCTGCTGCAGCTCCGGCACCTTCAACTCATAGAAAGGCTTTCCGGCAATCTTCTTTGAAGACACGAAGGCGTTGATGCCGTCCCAGTTGTCGATGGTGTTGATGCCCAGCCGGCCGATCCGGAGGAGGGCCGACGACCTCCAGCGCTTGAGTTCCGCCTGGGAGGGCGCCGAGGCTTCCTCCAGGGCACCCAGCATCTGCATGTACTCATCGGCTGTCATCTCATTCAGATGGGAAGTCCGGCCATCGGTGAACTGCAGTACCAGTTCGTCCTTATCAATGTGCGGATGCGAATTCAACAGCGCAAATAGTCTTCTGTAATCCCGTTTCATATCTTGTCCAGTTTGTTAATCTGTTCGTAGTCCTCCCTATCCCTAAGTCCGTCCGGAAACAACGCCTTGAAGGCACCGTCCGGCGTATCGTAAACCTCGCCGTCCCTGGTCGAATAACACTCCTTCAGGCCGTGCTTCTCTATGAGCTCCTCCCCCTGCTTCCGGGTGACCAGGCTCGTGCTCATGGTAAGCTTGCCCGTTCTGTCCCGCCTTGCCCGCGTCACGCTCCACTCAAAGGTGTACGTAGAGGTTATCTTGTCCTTGGTCCTTGACCTCATCACTATAATAGCAGTCATTCCTACCTCCTTTTTATCGTCCTTCCCAGTATGCCCTGGCACCGTCCTCCCATGTCACGAACCGTCCCGTCGGGCCGATGAAACGGCCTTTCGAAAACGCCGTGTGCCCTTCCACCCAAAGCTTCAGATCGGCATCGTACATCATGTTCTTCGCGGGCCTTCCCAGCGGAAGTTTCCCGTCGGCCTGGGACACCACCACCAGCAGCTTGTGGCGGAAGCGGTTGCGCAGTTCCTGGAACTGCCTGGAAGAGATGCCCATCGCCTGCACCGAGTCGATGATCACGAACTCCGGGCTCTTCGGCCGGGAGAGCCGCTCCACCAAGCTGTCCACCGTCTCGTTGTCAATCACCTGGAAGGCCGCTCCAAACTCCTGCATGCCGAACCGGCGCAGCGTGTTCTGGAAACTCAGGCTGTACCCTTCCTCCTTCGACACGTAGAGCACCTTCCCCGCGCCCGCCAGCATCTTGGCAAAGGCCATCACCGCCGAGCTCTTGCCGTTGCCGCTGTTCCCCCAGATGAAGACCACACCGCTCCGCGCAATCTCACTGCCAAGGCAGCTCCGCCATTCCGGGCCCACCTCCAGCGTCCGGTTGCGGACCGCCAGCGCCTGCACTGCCGAGAGGGACTTCTTCATGCTATTCTTCACTTTCCTTCTTAGCCTTCAGCAGCTCCCGGTTCACCGACTGCTTCACCCTCCGCAGGTCGTTCCCGAAAGCCTTCACGTCCGCCTTCACCCGTGCGATCGCGGCGCCATCCTGCAGGCCGTTCACCAGGCAGATCTGCTCAATCTCACCGGCGCTCACCGGAGTGAGGTCGATATAGCGGCGGCAGATGCGGCTCTCGATCTCATCGTACCCCTTCTTGTCCTTCAGCACGCCCCGCGTGATGCGTTTCTTGATGGCGGCCGTGGAGAGGAAGACGATGCCGCAGCGGTCCTCCAGGGCGTTGTAGATGGCAATGAAGTAGTACATCACGCTGTCGGCCAGCTTGTCCGCCTCGTCGAAGATGAGCAGCGGCCGCTCCAGCGTCACCAGGTGACGGAGGATCTCGTTGAAAGCCTCCCGGATGCTCATACCGTTGGTGCGTACTCCCACCTTACCGGCCAGCTCGTGCACGAAGTCCGAACGGGTCATGTCGGGGGCGCAGGTGAGGCAGAAGACGTTCCGGTTCAGGGCTGCGTAGCTGGCGGCGGCCGTGCTCTTGCCGATGCCGGCCGGAGCGGCAATCCACATCACGCAGCTGTGCTCCTGAGCATAGCCCAGGTAAAGGGTCATATCCCGGTAGGCATTGGTGGAGAATATCTGCCAACCCTCATGGCGGACCAGTTGCGCCTCCAGGCGCTGCCACATCTTATCGCCGACGATGTTGTCCCACTTCCCATTCAGGATGTTCGAGATAGTGGCGGCGCTGATATCCTTCAGCGAAGCAGCCGCCATGTTGTTGGAGGCATACCGCTGGCAGTACCTGGCCAGGCGGTTGCGCAAATCGGTTTTCTTTTTTTCATCCATATATAAAACGTTTTTTGTGTGTTGTCGTGCTATATCCTGCTCAGTGCCGCCGAAGGGTCGTACTGGGTCATCATGCTGTCGGCTTTCTCCTGCTGGCCGATGCTGGCGGGATAGACCTCGGCAGGCTCCGGCTCTTCCCGTCGGCCTGCCACGGCCTTCTCCAGTAACCGCTCATAGCTCTTCTTGCTCTCATTGAGGCCGGAGAGCCCGGGATCCACCAGGCCCTGCTGGTCGGGGGCCATGCCCTGCTCGTGCAGCAGTTCGTCAAGCTCCAGCTGGCGCTGGATCCGGTCCACCTTGTTCCGCTCGATCTGCTGGCGGATGAAGCTGCGTTCCTCCTCCGTCTGGCTCTGCAGGTCTCGGTGGTTCTGCAAATACGGGCCGGCTTCGGCTTCCAGCCGGTAACCATATTGGTCTTTCGTCAACAGACGCACCTTGGAGAGGTCATGCGGGTCATAGGATACGTAGAACTCGCGGTTGATGTTGCTTCGGCGCCAAAGAAGATCCGGATTGCCTTCCTTGTCGAAAACCTCGTACTGCAGCCGATCTCCGCCAACGGTGAACCAGATGCCGTCAGCCCTGAACGTCGAAGGCTTGGCCGTCGTGAGCCAGAACAGCTCCCGCCGGTCGGCATCCGTCAGCGGTACGGCCTTGGGGTTCACCTGCGAGGTATAGGCCTCCATCCGGCTCATTCCGCCGAAGGCCTTGACATTCGGGTGAGGCATGGCGTTCCAGCGCTTCCGGGCGTCCAGGTAGAGGTCCACCACCTCGTTGTAAGTGGGCAACTTGTCGATATTGGCGAGTATGAATTCCAT